GTGATTGCATTACTGGCACTAGACAAAGATGTTGCTGGTGGTCCTTATCCTAAGAAAGCAATTAAGTGGAAATCAGTTAAGAAAGCCATTGAAAGAAAACCTGATATGGATCCACAAACACTAGAGAAAGTTACTGGTGATTATGTGTTTAATCCAGTTAAAGGCACTGCACAGTTTTCTGTGACACAACCACTAGAAGTATTAGAGATTGGTACTGGCTTCATGATGATTAAGCGTGAAGTATTTGCCAAGATGGAAGAAGCATATCCAATGATTCGTTACAAACCAGACCACGTTGGCCAAGCCAATTTTGATGGCACACGATACATTCATGCTTTCTTTGATACAGTCATTGATACAAAAGATAGTATCGTTGGTGGCGGCTCGGATCGTTACCTATCAGAAGATTATATGTTCTGTCAGATGTGGCGTAAAATTGGTGGTTCGATTTGGTTATGTCCATGGATGAGAACAGCACATATTGGTACCTATCATTTTACTGGTGATATGCCTGCTGTGGCAAATTATGTTGGAGAAATGTAATGAGTGAGGTGAATGGACCTTATGGTTATAAGATTGCAGATGAAGTAAAAGCTTCTCAAAATGCAACAACTGGTGGTCGTAAGTTTGATGGTGGTAAATTACAGTATGGTTTAATTCCACCTCTAGCACTCAAAGCAACAGTAGAAATTCTTACCTTTGGTGCAGAGAAGTATGAACCAGACAATTGGAAATATGTGCCAGATTCCAAGCGTAGATATTTTGATGCCATGCAACGGCATCTGTGGGCTTGGAAAGAAGGAGAGATTAATGATCCTGAATCTGGTAAACATCACTTGGCACACGCCATGTGTTGCCTAATGTTTTTGTATGAACATGATGTTAAGTATTCCAAAGAATAACTTGACAATGTATTTAAAACGTAGTATGATTAAAGGACTTTTACATAATGGAGAATCAAATGAAATTAACTAAAGACACACTTGATGTATTGAAAAATTTTGCATCAATCAATTCTGGTATGGAGTTTAAAAAAGGTAATACAATTCGTACCATGTCATCAGGCAAAACTGTTCTTGCCAAAGCCACTCTGAAAGATGAGTTTCCACAAGACTTTTGTGTATATGATTTGAACCAGTTTTTATCCGTTCATTCAATGTTTGATAATACAGAGATTGAATTTGATGATAAGAATGTCATCTTTAAAAGCGGTACTAAGAAGTCTACCAAGTATCGTAAGACAGCCAAAGAAATGATTGTCACGGCACCAGATAAAGAACTAAGTCTGCCATCTGTTGATATCACTTTTACACTTACTAAAGAAGATTTTGCTGACTTGTTAAAGAGTGCTTCAATTCTTCAATCACCACACATTGCTGTTGAATCACAAGGCGATAAGATTGTTTTGACTACCTTCAATGCCAAAGATGATTCTGCACATACCAATTCTATTGAAGTTGGTGAAGGCAATGGTAAGAAATTTAAGATGGTGTTTTTGACTGACAATCTTAAAATGATTCCTGGTGGTTATGATGTTGAAATCTCTGCCAAAGGACTGGCCACATTTAAAAACAAGTCTGTTGATATTCAATATTGGGTCGCAACTGAATCTAAAGAATCTAAATTTGAAGGATAATTATGTTAGTATATTTTACTGATGTGGTTTCAAAAAATAAAGTCGCTGTCAATCCAAAATATGCTGTTGCAGTTTTTCCTGTTGCTGAAGGTGAGTTAAAAGGAAAAACAATCATCAGCTTAGTGAATGGTTCAGTTGCTGTAGAAGAATCACAAATTGATGTCGTTGGTGTCCTTCAAGGACAAATTGAGTAGTATTTTTGTTGTATATTTTATTATGAGGTATGTGAAATGGAACATTTATTATGGGTCGAAAAGTATCGACCAGCTAGAATAGAAGATTGTATTCTACCAGATGGCATCAAGGAAACTTTTCAGGAGTTCGTTAAGAGAAAAGAAATACCAAATCTTCTTTTATCTGGTACGGCAGGTGTTGGAAAAACAACAGTTGCTAAAGCATTGTGTAATGAGATTGGTTGCGATTACATTATCATCAATGGCTCTGACGAGTCTGGCATTGATGTCCTTCGTAACAAAATTAAAAACTATGCTTCATCAGTTTCTCTTATGGGTGGCCGTAAAGTTGTCATCATTGATGAGGCTGATTATCTTAATCCCAATTCAACTCAGCCTGCTCTACGGGGAGCCATTGAAGAATTTGCATCAAACTGCTCATTCATCTTCACTTGCAATTTCAAAAATCGTATCATTGATCCGATCCACTCCCGTTGCTCTGTTATCGATTTTAAAATCAATGGTTCTAAACCAAAACTGGCTGCACAATTCTTTAAACGAGTTGAAAACATCCTTTCACAAGAAGGAATTACATACGACAAAGAAGTGGTCGCAGCTGTTATCACGAAACACTTTCCAGACAATCGTAGAATTCTTAACGAACTTCAACGATATTCGGTTGCTGGTACAATTGATAAAGGTATTCTTTCTAGTGTTAGTGATATACAACTTGCTGATTTACTTCGAGCCCTCAAAGAAAAAGACTTCGCCTCCGCCAGGAAATGGGTTACGAACAATCTTGACAATGACCCAGCCAGAATCTTCCGTAAACTATACGACAGTTTATATGAATCTTTAAAGCCACAATCTGTTCCTCAGTTGGTTTTAATTCTTGCTAAGTATCAATATCAAGCAGCCTTTGTTGCTGACTCTGAAATTAATCTCATCGCTTGTTTAACTGAAATCATGGTAGATTGTGAGTTCAAATGAAAAACATGACCAAAGAAGAAATGATGAATGAACTCGGTTTAGCCGGAGAAAAAATCATTATCAATATGTTGAGTGAAGAAGGTTGTAGAATTAAAAGTTCTGTTGATAAATTTGATTCAGAAAAAGATTTATTGGTTGACGATAAAAAGGTTGAGGTCAAAACTCAAGTGCCTTTTATTATGCAAAATGCTTTTACATTTAAACCAAATCAATTAAATAAATGTAGGTCAGTTGATGTTCTTTATTTTGTTTCAGTACCACCTCCACGGCATCAAGATAAGTGGGCTGGCTGGATTTTTAGAGTAGAACCTAAAAACTTTAAAACAAGAAACTACACAACCAAAGATGGTCGTAACATGGTTCTAATTGATAGAGAACAAGAAGCTTTAAAGCCAGTTAGAAAAATGACTGAACAAGAAATGGCTGAATTACAAAAGTATACAGTATCAGGATATTAATATGCCTGATTTGTTCAAAGAGATTATTCCCTCAATACTTCAAACTAAGAAGTCTGTAATACACGATGACATTGATGCAAAAGACTATACACCTTTTGTGGTCAACCGTGCCTTGTCATATCATATGGATTGTGTTCTATATGCCAACGAGATGAACCTTCATCCAGAGTTGGAAAAAGACCTTCAATATCAATATCTTCTAAATACCATCAGGTCAATGAAACGGAAATTTCAACCGTGGCAGAAAACAGAGACCGATAAGAACATAGATTGCGTAAAAACCTACTTCGGTTACTCTAACCAGAAGGCTAAGGAAGCTTTACGAATTCTTAATGATGACCAAATCGCTGAAATAAAAAGAAGAACAGATAAAGGCGGAACATGATTAACATTACTGATTTAGTTGAGGTGACTTTGAATGAGAATGACGATTTCCTCAAAGTCCGTGAAACACTCACACGCATTGGTGTAGCATCTAAAAAAGACCAAACCTTATTCCAATCGTGTCATATACTACACAAAAGAGGCCAATACTATATTGTCCACTTCAAAGAGTTGTTTGCCTTAGATGGTAAACCAACTGATATTACCGAAAATGACTTGTCCCGTAGGAATGCCATAGTAAAGTTATTGGCTGATTGGGGTCTGGTAACTGTTGTCCGAAAACAACAGATTGAAAACCCACCACCAATATTCCTCAGCCAGATTAAGATTCTTTCCCATAAAGAGAAGGATGACTGGCAATTAGTACCAAAATATAATATTGGTAAGAAAACACAGGACTATTGACAAGTTGTATAAATAATAGTATACTAATGGTGCGGTGCTCAATGAGGCCGCAATTTTTGATTAACTCGCTTAACTAAGGAGCAATAAACATGACTACAAGTCTATTACCAAGTCTATTTGACTTTCACAAAACGCTGGATCCATTCACCGTTGGCTACGACAAATTCTTCAAAGACATTGAAGAAGTTACCAAAAATGTAACCAAGAATGTACCATCGTATCCCCCATACAATATCAAACAAGTAAGCAAGAACAAGTATGTCATTGAAATGGCAGTTGCTGGTTTTGCCAAGTCTGATATTGAAGTAACTCTTGAAGGTAATAAATTGGTCATCAAAGGCTCTGCAAAAGAAGATGAACTTAAAGAAGAAGAAAATTTCCTCTTTAAAGGAATCGCTAACCGTAACTTCTCACGTTCATTTACATTGGCTGACAAGATTGAAATTGGTCAGGCAGAAATGGTAAATGGTATGTTGCGTGTATGGTTGGAAAATCTTGTGCAGGCTCAAGATACCATTAAAAGAATTACCATTAAAGAAAAGAGTGAATAATGAACTGGTGGCCCGTAACCGATGAGGAATGGGAACAGTTGAATTATCCAAAAAGTCGGTAAACATATAGGGGGCTCTTGACAGACCCCCTATTTTGAGTTATAATTATATCATGAAAAAAAATCTAAGACCAGGTTATATTGCCACTACCACTGGTGGTAAAGCCATTCTCAAAAAGGTTCGTTCAAAAACGAACTCGGACATCTATTATACCTATTCAAATTGGGAAACAAGAGAGATTGAAGGTATTACCTTTATTCCTGTGGTGAAATCACACGGTAATGAGAATCAAGTAATTCATTATCTTCGTAAAGATAATTTGGAGTATGTAAAATGACTATTCTTACAAACTACCAGTTGATGCATAATCAAAAAAGAAAATTTGATCCAAAGAATAAAAGAGATATAGAAATATTCAAAACATTTTTGGCTGATAATAAATGGAACGGACCTTGTCCTTTTATCTTAGAAGAACCTCATACAATTATTCCAGAAATGTTAAAAGACAAATATATTCGTAGTCAATTCAATATTCCTGAACCTATGGCGGAAATTTTTAAATGAATTGGTTGAAATATTCAGGTTGTAATATCACATTAAAATTAAATCCATTTCATTGGAGATTAAATTGTGCTTACAATAAAACAAATGAAGTTTGGGAAACGGATGCGTTTGTTTTAGAACTATTACCTATTACAATTCGTATATGGTTTGATGACGGTTCTTGGTAATGAAACAAAAATTTATTGACGCCTACATGGATGTGGCAGACCGGTTTGCCAAGTTGTCATCAGCAAAACGGTTACAGGTAGGTGCCATCGTGGTAAAAGATGACCGAATTATATCTATCGGTTATAATGGTATGCCAGCTGGCTGGACCAACGAATGTGAAGAAGTGGTAGAATACCTAGAAGATGGTGGTACTATCACCAAAACCAAGGATGAAGTCATCCATGCAGAGGCTAATGCCATCGCTAAACTGGCCAAGAGTAGTGAATCTGGAGATGGATCCACCATGTTCCTGACCCATGCACCGTGTATTCATTGTGCAAAACAAGTCTATACCGCTGGTATTAAAAAGGTATATTACCGAAATTCGTATCGAGATACCATCGGCATAGACTTCTTAAATCATTGTGGTATTTCAATAGAACAAATTTCACCTGGTGAAAACTAGATAGTACCTAAATATTTGAGAAGTATCGGTTTTCACAGGAGAAACCTCAGATGCAACTCAGTATAATCGGTTGTCCCGATAAGAAACGCTTTCGGCCGTTTGTAAAGCGTGCGGCTATTTTTTATGCTGAACAATTGATGACACCAAAAATGTTAGAGAATATCTATGTTCAAATCAAGTTTGAACCTAAACTAGATGCTCTAGGTTACGCAGATGTTTTAAACTATAATGAAAGTAATAAACCTAGAGAATTTCAAATAGAATTAAATCCAATTATAGGTTCACATGACATATTGGAAACATTAGCTCATGAGATGGTACATATTAAACAATATGCCTATAATGAAATGAATGAATATGGCACTCGTTGGAGAGGCCAAAGAATTACTGAAAATATGGATTATTATGATGAACCGTGGGAAATAGAAGCACACGGATTATCAACAGGCTTGTTTACCAAATTTGCAATCAAAGAAAAGTTGTGGGAAATTTTTACGGATGTTCGTAATCCGGATGCACCTCTAAGTCCAGAACCTATTGCTTGGAAAAATATACCACAAATAACCATTGACAATCAGCCTATATAATGTTATAATTGTTTCATGCGGTGAGTGATAGCACGATGTAAGACACCCTCTTATATTACCTGAGCATAGCAGTGGCACCGCTCCAAATTCTTTAAGGACTATATCATGGCAGTTTCAAAATCAAAAAAAAGAAATCCAATGTTGACTAAAAATGGCAAGCCAAGGTTAGGTCCATTAAATCTCACTCAGTTAAATGATATGTTGGAGAAAAGTAGTCGACCAAAAGACAAAGCAAAAATTCAAAAACGCATTAAAGAATTAACTTCAAGGCCAGGTTATAAACCTTTTGTAGTATTTACCGAGCCCTTATAGCTCAGCCGGTAGAGCAACTGATTTGTAATCAGTAGGTCCCGTGTTCGAATCATGGTGAGGGCACCATTTATAAAGATAAATTATGAAACCAACTAGAGATAATATTATTGTTATTCGTATTGCAGCACAAAAAGCTACACATTCTGGCATCATTCTGAAATCAGCTGATGAACCTGATAAGGCTGAAGTAATTGCAATCGGTAATAAAGTGGATGAAGTAAATATTGGTGATACAGTTCTATTGAATTGGAACAAGGCGACTAAGATTGAAAACGAAACTTATGTTGTGCCTATTACAGAAGTGATTTGGATTTACTAAAAAGGTTGGACAGTCGGAGCCTCCGAAATTTTTTCCTACGATTTCAAGATACAAAAAAGTGATTTTAGTTTTTCACATATATAATTATAGCGGGGTAGCTCAGAGGTAGAGCATTGGACTCATAATCCAGGGGCCGTAGGTTCGATTCCTTCCCCCGCAACCAACAAGGAGATATTATGACTGAACCAAAAAAGCC